GTTTGATATTGACTATCCAAAAAACTCCATCTTATTTCAGCCTGACCTTCTAAGGCCCTTTGAAACAAGGAAGCATCATAATCAGACTCATCAACAGCAAATGCATTAGGGTGAACATTTAAACAATTGTACAAAGTATTGAAACCTTGTAAAAATTTTGACTTTCCCACAAACGACCAGTGTTTCATAGCACTAGCATACATACGCTCGTTAGTATCTAAACATAAACGATTGCAAGCTACAGAAAACTCTATAGGACTTGCCGTAAAAGTTCGATTTTTCTCAGCCAAAACCTTTTCCAATGGGCGCACTTCAACTTTTTGAGAGCACGTCCAAATTGGTACAATTGATGGTTCTTCTTTTTCAATTTCATTCCAATAATCTTCAATTATTGGTAAGCTGGAACTATTTAAAAACGCAGCTTTATTTTTATAGTGCAAACTAGCAGGATAGCCCGCACTTGTCGTCTTATCCATCTGCTGCAAAACAGTTTCAGTGGATAAAATTTGCGAACCAGCCATAAAGCGACCAAAATGTCTCTTGGTCCACTCTCCAGCTTGCGCCCATGCTTCTTCATCGAGCACAGGTTGAGATTTATCGTATTTGGCAAAACTTTTAAAACCGCCATCCATAGTTGTATAATTCATACGATAATTTTCAGGAATTGGAATTTTTCTTTCACGCAGAAAATTCTCAAAGCTAGTATTGATAATTTCTCGGTCAGTCTGTACTGTATACCGATGTACTTTTGTTAAATATTTAATATAACCTTGTCGAAAATGTTTCGTAAACATAGCCGATGGTTGAGATGCCCCATATTGCCCCAGATCTTTAAAAATAGGCTTATCATAATATTTCTGATACCATTTGGACCAGACTTCTAGGTCTGGGGCGGGGCCTCTTAAAAAGCCGGTGTAGTAACTACAACAGCACGAGAGGTTGAATTAACAACTTTATCTAAGACTCCTCGCGTTAACAAAGTACATACATTATCATTTCCTGCATTTGCACGGTGTATACCCAAAATACGTCCATCAGTATCGAAGATCGGAGATCCACAATTACCTGACACAGTACTAGCATGATAATAAGCCGTTTCATTACCTTCAGTAGTAATTAAACTACTGATAGTGGATGTATCAAATGAATAATCACCATCCACCATCTTTTGTAATGAACCAAATGTCAAAATACCAACTTTTTGGCCTGTACGAGAATCATGTGAAGCTTTAGCATTACTAACTAAAACAAAATGACGTCCCGTATTCCAATACATAAGATCTAGACCTACTTCTTTTCCTTCAGACCATTTAAAAGTTGCTTTTTCATCACCAAATTGAAATGAAATTTCAGTAGCACGTTCACGAGTAGTTTCAATATATCCAATATGACGATTTACAAACACTCCATTTTGCGAACGAACACAACACATGGAATGTTCAGCACCACTTGGAAATTTACAAACTGCCCAACCTACTGATTTTGCTAATTTTGCAACCCCTGAGAATTGAGGACCATTTACAAGCCCTTCTTTCTTTTCAACAGGTTTCCATTTCTTTTCAATATCCTTCTTGTGTTTCTTAATAAGCTTTCGCATTTTATTATTGTGATACAATTCACAATTTCCATCACATTTAGGATTCACACATTTTTCTTTTTTATTTGGTGTAGCTTGTTCTACTTCACTATCATATTTACTTTCATGGAATTCTTTATTTCCATAAACATCATAAGCTACATCTTCGTTAGCACGATTTACTCCATCAGCTTCAGTATCATCCATACCATCTTCCCAACGATTACGTTCTTGTTCTCGTTTCATTCGACGATATGCCTTACGACCCATACTTAATTCTTCAGCTTGTCCATAAGTAATACCTAACCGATCAGCCTTCATTCTGATAGATTTACTATCTATCCAGTCACGACGTTTACCTTCTTTTTCTTCCTCTTCTTTTCGAAGTGAGGATTTTCGTTCAAGTATTTCAACAATCGCAACACATTGACAATTATCAGTGGAACGAGCATCATGAGGCCATTTCTTAGCATCATGATCATATTTTGGATCAGCAGCACGAACACCTAAATTTTCAATAACATGCCGACTACATAACTTAGCCTCACGTTCTTCAGGTGGTACATACGTTCCAAATTGAACTTTCGTCGTTG